TTAGCAGCTTGGAAGTAAGCAATATGGCCCGAATGTAAAGGATCGAACCCTCCTGTGACTAGTACTATTTTCATGCCAATATTTAATGTTATTGGCAATGCAAGTTATAATTTTCCCATCCAGATAAGACTACGATCCAGCCAAGGAATAACTAGATCTTGCTGACGTATATACCCGTGAGCATTAATGCTCTTGCAGGCACTGTCTAGTAATAACCCACGCTCAGCAAGATCATACCATGTTGTAGTACGAAGATCTAACGGTTCTTGAGCTCCTTTGTATACTATAGCGTGTATACACGGATCTTCGACGGTTTCACGAAAAAAGCCTCCGGCGCAATCCCACCCTGTAACAGCCAACATGTGCATAAGGCTTATAATAGTATGATGATAGTAACACCCATTGGCCTGATGATATGCCAGTTGATGATGATGCACATTGATAGTTTTTGGTACTGAAAGAATCAGCATTCCATTGGTATTGGTTATATTTCTCCATTTGATTAGTGTGTTCAATGGGTCTAAACAATATTGAAAAGCGTCATGACACCAAAGCACATCATATTTTTGTGTGTTTTGTGGAAGATCTTCAAAATTATTACGTTGATAAATGATATTTGAATATTGGTTGGTCATAACAAATTCTTCATTTTGATCAATACCTGTGCATGCTATATTTAATGGCAGTGGCGAAATTGTTCTAGTTGTTAATGTAGCCCACCATTCTAAATCAAGGCCTGCACCGCAACCTAAATCCAGCACCGTGGCAATACTTTCTATAAATTCATCATATTCACGCAACATATTTAATATAGTCAGACTGTGTGCATGACTGTGTCTAGGAGTTGCAAAAGTAATCATATTTGTATGTCCTCCATTCCAGCAGTTCGCAATCTTACTATGTGCCCCATTTGCCACTGCTTGGTATCAAGCCCTTTCATGATACCCAACCAGCGATTGCGCAACAATGCAACTTCATTAATAATAGTTTCAAAGTCAATTACTTCGTCTTCGCCGTCTACATATTTTTCTGCATCTCTGCTAGTTAATGCTCTGGCATACCCTTCAAGATATTTTTGAAAATGCCGACGACGAATTTTACGAAGTTGTATATTCAGATAATTTAATATTGCTTCAATTTCTTGCAACTGATTAAATCGGTGTTCTGTGATTCCAGGAAGTGCAGATATATTTTTTTCGACCACACCTTTTATACGACAATCATTTTTAGCAATATCAAGTTCCTGTTCATAATATGCAATAAAATCTGGTATTGCACTGAGGTCTGACACCACACGACTGTACCACATCAATCTTCCCAATCAGAATCTATATCTTCATCTTCGTCGATTTCATCTTCTTCGACATAGTCTTGATCATTGTCAAGATATACTGTTAGTGCTCGTTTAATATCAGCATCGCCTTTAAATGTAGTCTTAATATCTTCCACATCACTGTCATGGTCGATCAAGATTGATACAATTGTTTCTGCGGCATCAGCTCTGTCTACTGTATTAACGTATCTTTTAAGTTCACTCCAAATTTCATTGGCTATAATTTCAATCATGTTTGTCTCCTCTAAGGATAGTTATTTCATTTTTAAAAGTGCTAAATTTTTTCATTGTTAATAATCAAATGTTTTTGCTGTTAATTTAAGTTGATCTAATTTAGATTGTATAAGTTTATCTGTGTTGTTAATAGATCCTTGTACCCATCGTTTGCTTCTCCTATATTGTTGAAATGCTATCCAAAAAGCGTTTTTCCATTCAAACACAATAGAACTGTTGCACCAAAATCCAGGTCTAGCTTTGGGTAATAATACACCTTGTTCATAGTACTTAGATTGTTGGTAAAAAAATTCTGGTTCTAATAGTAATTCTACAGATTCAATCTTGACTGATGTTAAATGTATTTTTTTGTCGGCAACAATGTTACCATGTTCATCAACTTGTGTGTCCATTGGTCCTTTGTTGGTTAATCCAAACTCCAAACGATTGCAGTTGTCGTAATCGTACAGAACATCAAATTCTATCTTGTGATTTCCAGTTGGCAACAATTGTTTATAAATTTCTTTGTTGTTATAGCTGACTGCAAATTCAGCATCGCCGTTGCATGAAAAACTATCTAGTTCAATGACAATTTTGGTACCAGGAAATAATTTTTTTATTTTGTTTTTTAAAAATCTCGGAATATCATCTAATACTGCAACACTTGGACAAACAGAATAATTGGCAAAGTCTAAATTTTCATCGTAAAATTCTTTCCATTTATCTTTGCTGTCTTTAAGAGTGTTAACGGAATTATTGATTGTGGCATAACTATCATCGTTAGGAACACCATAGTCTAAACACATTTGATACATGATCAACAATCTAGCCAACCGGGCTTTGATGGTCAAGCTGGGATTTTTTTTAGTGTACCACTGGGTGGTAAAATTTTCTTCTGCGGCATGTATTCCGTTATATTCGTGATCAGTTGCTGCTGGAGTATCTTGCAACACATTAAAAATTGTCAATCTCACTGTGGTAATTGTGTTGTCTGCATAGTAAGGTCCAAGTTTTAACAACATTTCTAAATGCTCTTCGAAATCCGAAAAACGTTCGCTCCAGTGTCCAACAATATTATTGATATTGGATTGAATTCCGTTATTGTGCATATGTTTGAGTTCGTAGTAAAGACCTTCTACTGTGGTTTTTTTATTCATGGATTTTAACACATGATTACTGCCAGATTCTGCACCAATGGTCACGTGCCTACAACCAGACTTGGCCGCCATTTCAAAAAAATCTGGTTTGAGAATACCAGGCGGTCTGGCAATCCAGTTACCACTCCATGAAATACGTTGATCAGTGGGGCGTGTTTCGTTGTACTGTGCCAATGCATTGCACGTTTCTTTTAGTGATTTTAAATTGCCATTGGCAATAGAATCTGTAAATGCAAATTCGTAAATTTGATATCTCTCGGCTAGATATATCATCTCACTGGCCAATTTGGCGCCGGACTTAAATGAAAATCGTTTGAACTGTGCGCCTACATCACAAAAATCACAACTACGTACACATCCTTTGCTGCTGATCACTGACAATTGAGGACGACCCATAATACCTTTGTACATGTTAAAATCTACATCATCATAATTGCTAAATGGATAATCTAAATTTTTACGTTTGGCAGTGAGGTGAGTTAACGCGGAATCTGTATGATCATTCGACAGCAGATCAATTATGGCGTCCTCTGCGTCTCCAATGATCAGATGATCTGCCATTTTTCGTTTGACCACAATATCACTAAAATTGATTAATTTTTCTGCCGAAGTAAGATAATGGTCAACACTGTAGTGATGTCGAGTGGCCAACCCACGCCCGCCTAATACGATTTTTACATCAGGTAACTCGTTTCGTATTTTAAGCATTAATTCCCAGGCTGCTCTCTGTCGATACACTGAAAATACACTCAGTCCCAGATATCTGAATTTATTAGATTCGTTTTTGATATTTTTTATTATAAAATCATAAAATTCATCAATTAAATTTTGATGCAGGAATTCTGGATTATATGAAGATAAAAAATATTCTTGCAACGAGTCAAAAAGAAATGAGTCTGATTTACAAATAGTGTGCAGTAAATTTGTATTGAAATCGTGAGTTTTAATTAAATAACCAAATTCTTGCGCAATGCCTTTGAGTACCGCTGGTCCACATTCTGCTAGCTCTACATCAGACCACGGAATACTTAACAAAAGCATGTCATAATTATCAGTCATCTTTTTCTAAATCAGTTTCTACATATTCTTCTTTGATGTTGCTAAAATCTTTCATTACTGTGTCAAGACACCCATCGTCGTTGCGTTCCCACCCTTTGCGAAACTTTTTAATAATTTCGCCATCACTGGTAGTAAACACAAGACTGTTGCCTTCTTTTTTGAGCATGCCTTTTTTCTCAATCAAATCAGTGAGACCACTGTACGGACTCATTCCTGTTTCATAAGGAATTTTGACCTGTACACCTTCAAATGGCTTTGCGTAACGTGTTTTCATGACTTTACAAGCTGCACGAATACCCATAACATCTGAAATCTTGTTGCCGTCTTCGTCTTCTTTGAGTTTGAGCTTTTTCATTGCAACAACAATACTTGACGCATAGATAAATCCTTGTCCTCCAGATATTTTATCGTCAGGATCAAACATGTCTTGGCTTGCGTATGTGTGATTAGTGCAAACCAATCCTACATTGTAACTACCAAACATATTTACACAATTGCGCACAAGTGCAGTCAGTGCCTTGGGCTTGCGACCTAAATCACCTTTCATTTCGCCTGCATCAAATTGATTAACATCTGTGGGTGTTAGCAACATGCCCAAACTGTCAATCACAAACATAACTTTTGGACGTTCTCCATCTGGTAATGCTTTGTAATCGCTCATGAATGTCGAAATTGTTTTTGCAACATCATCAATCATAGCCATACTCAATTTGAGTAATTTTGATTCACTGGTATCCACACCCAATGCTTTGAGCCAATCTTCATCCAATGCATTTTCACTGTCGATCAGCACTACAAAGATTCCTTGCTCTTGTGCATTTTTAATAATGTTTCCGCTACAAATATAACTTTTGCCTGCTCCAGAATCACCAGCAAACACGGTGACTTTGCCCAGTGGAATACCTCGAGCGAAATCCCCACTTATAAGATAATTAAGTGCATAGTTTCCAGTAGAAATCCAGTCTGTTGGATCATTGAATCCAATGCTCAGACCGTCGATGCTTTTGGTTATATCCTTGCGGAACTTTGATACGTCAAATGGTTTTCCCATGTTTAAGCCTTTTTAAAGAATTTATCAATGATAGATTGTTATTTACAAAATACTCTTCGGTGTTCCAATGTAATAGTTGAGGATTAATGTTTGACATATCACAAACTTTTGCAATGGTTATTGCTTTTTCCCAAAATTCCAAATTACTATTAATAACATTGTTTTCCAAACAATTTGCAACAATTGATTTGATTGTGGTTAACCAATCAAAGTACTGTGCGTTTTTTTGTAACATAATTTTATAAAAATTATTACTTTTTGTCAAATCCCAACACCATCCTTGTTGTTTTGTCATGAATTGCAACTTGTTTGTATTGCCTAACAGATATTCGCCTAGCACAATTTCAGACATGTTATGGACATTATTCATTTTGTTGTTCTGAAACATAGTCCAATATTTCATTGTCAAATTTTCCATCCATGATGAATCAACTGCGTTAGTGAATCCAAACTCAGAAAAATTACCAAATGTTGGCAATTTTTTCCAATATTTTGAATAAGACATTTTTAATCTTAGTAACTCATCCCAATCTCTACACAATATTTTCATAACAATTTTGACGTCTAATCTTGGATATTCTTCACAGTGCCAGGCAATCAAATTTGTTTTATTGTAGGCATTGACCGCATGAGCATTACCTTCAAGAGAAAATAACACATCTGGATCAATGACTAGTTTGGAGCAAGAGTACAAAGCATGAGCAAGAATAGTATTGCCCATGCTTCCAGGTCTGTAATCAATACAATAAAAAATCAATTTATTGTTTTTGTCTAGCCCGAATCATAGCCAAAATATCTTCAGCTTTTTGTGCAGGTTTGGCCGACGCCACTGGTACATCATCATCAAATGTTGATGCCGCAGGTGCGACTGCTCCACTCGGCGCTACCGCCAAAGACTCATCTACTTCTACCATTGTCGTTTCTGGTGCCTGGACTCCAGATGGACGGAAATATTGACTCCAACGTTCAACATCGTAGGCTTGGCCGTCTACACTGGCCTCGAACATTTCTTTTATTACTTTGAGTTCTGACTCATTGGGTTTTTTTGGTAAAAATGTTGAAAGGTCGTATAAGTTATATTTGCCAACTGCATCTTGTTCTGCTTCAGTTAGTGCAGATTCTTTACGTGCCCACTTGGAACTGTTGTAGTCAGCAAATCCACCTTTGGCAGTTTTGGTAATACGGAAATCCAACCCTTTTAAATAATCTGTTGGCAATTCTTCCAACTCAGGATCCATCAATGCACCTTTGATCAAGGTAAAGATTTGTGGACCAATGATAAATCTACGAATAGGATTTGCCGGAGTTCTATCTTCGTTGATGGGATTTTCACGCACAAATCCTTGGAAAATATAACTGCGTTTTTTCCAATATTTGCGACCCATATCTTCAAGACTTTTGTCTTTGAACCAGTTACGGACCTCTGCTAGTACTGGACAAGGATCACCCCATATTTCTACGCAAGGAACAGGTACAAATACTTGTTTTGATTCCATTTCTCCTTTGATGCCATTGAATGGCAAACGAATCATTGCTCGTTCGGCCCAAAAGAATGTGTTTTTTGTATTTGCGTCTGGAAGGAATCTTAATGTGGCTGATTGCCCTTCTTCCATGTTCCAGTGTGGGTAAATTGCATTGTCTCCCCCACCTTGTGATTGAGAACCTTTGTTCTCGCTTGCTGCCAGTCTTGCTCTAATTTCTGCTAATGATGCCATATTA